AACGTAAACATTTTACTCTATGGACTGGTATTGAACCTGATAATTTGGTTCTACATAAAGAAACCGTAATGAGTAAAATCACTGAGATTAAAGAGACAATGAAGAATGAGTTAATTTTAAAGAAACTACCTTCAGATTCTATGACTATGAATCAAATCAAAAATCAAATCAGAAAAATGATTGCGGATGGAACAAAAATTGATTTAGTTCTTTTGGATTACATAGATTGTGTTGTTCCTGAGAGTACAAGTAAAGATGAGTGGAAAGCCGAAGGTTCGGTTATGAGAGGATTTGAGGCGATGTGCCATGAGTTATCATTGGTGGGTTGGACGGCAACACAAGGTAACAGGTCGTCAATCTCTTCTGAGGTTGTGACTACTGACCAAATGGGTGGGTCAATTAAAAAGGCCCAAGTTGGACACGTTATCATTTCCGTGGCTAAAACTTTACAACAAAAGGAAATGAATTTAGCAACCATCGCGATTACTAAGTCACGTATCGGTAAAGATGGGGTTGTATTTGAGAACTGCAAGTTCAACAACGAACTCCTTGAAATAGATACTGAAAGTTCCGTAACTTTCTTAGGGTTTGAAGAACAACAAGAAGAAAGAAAACGTGATAGAGTTAAAGAACTCTTAGAAAAGAGAAAACAAAGAGAACAACAATCGTAAATAAAATAGAAAAATAATTATGGAAAAAATTTTAAAAGAAAACCCTAACAGGTTTGTTATCTTCCCTATTGAACATAACGACATTTGGGAATATTACAAACAACATCACGCGGCTTTTTGGACAGCAGAAGAAATTGATTTAACAAACGACATTCGTGATTGGGAAAATTTATCTGATAATGAAAAATATTTTGTTAAAAATATATTGTCATTTTTTGCTGCATCTGATGGTATTGTAAATGAGAATTTGGCGGAAAACTTCTTAAAAGAAGTTCAATATCCTGAAGCAAAATTCTTTTACGGGTTTCAGCTTATGATGGAAAATATACATTCATTAATGTATTCGTTACTTATTGATACTTATGTTTCAAGTGCTGAGGAAAAAGATGAATGTTTTCACGCAATTGATAGACTACCTGCGGTACAGAAAAAGGCAAATTGGGCATTGAATTGGATTCAAAACGCTTCGTTTCAAGAAAGATTGGTTGCTTTTGCGGCGGTTGAAGGTATCTTCTTTTCAGGGTCATTCTGTTCAATTTTTTGGTTAAAATCAAGAGGAATTATGCAAGGATTATGTAATGCTAATTCATTAATATTTAAAGATGAGAACTTACATTGTGATTTTGCAATTCACTTGTTGAATAATCACATAGAGGACAAACCAAGTGAAAAAAGAATTAGAGAAATCTTATTATCAGCATTGGATATTGAAAAAGAATTCATTACAGAATCATTACCAGTTTCACTTATTGGGATGAATTCAAACTTAATGAGACAATATCTTGAGTTTGTTGTTGATGGATTATTAATTAAATTTGGCTGTAAAAAAGAATTTAATGTTGAACAACCATTTAAATTCATGGAACAAATCGCGGTTGAAACTAAAGGTAACTTCTTTGAATCAAGAACCGTTGAATACCAAAAAGCTAAATTAAACGAAACAATCACATTTGATGAAGATTTCTAAAATATAAAAACTATGATGTCATTAAAAATTAAAAAAAGAAGTGGTGAGGATGCGTCCTTTAATCCACAAAAAATTTATAATAGAATTAAAAGAGCTGCGAAAGGATTAAATGTTAATTCAGACGAGATTTTTATTAAAGTTATAACTTCGGTACCAACCGAGGGATTGATTACAACTAAAGAGTTAGATAAACTTGTATATGAAATCGCGGCAGCTTACACTGGTAGTCATCACGACTATTCAAGATTAGCATCGTCAGTTGCAATTTCGGCTTACCATAAAGAAACCAAAGATAGTTTTTCTGAAACTATTATGGAGTTATATGAGGCAGGTGTTGTTAATGAAAAGTTAATTGAGATTATGAATAACTACGGTCATGAAAATATTGATTCGGTTATTAATCACGAAAACGATTATAATTTTGATTACTTTGCTTGGCGTTCATTACAAGAGATGTACTTGTTAAAAACACCTCAAGGTAGAGTAATTGAGAGACCACAGCACATGTACATGAGAGTTGCTTTATGGGTTACAAATACATTTGAAGAGGCGGTTGATTATTATAAATCATTGTCTAACCAACTTATTTCACCTGCAACACCAATCATGATTAATGCAGGTACCAAGGTACCGCAATTAGCGTCATGTGTACTACATTACAATAATTCAGATTCTCGTAACGGTTTGCTACAAACTTTAAATGATATCTCAACTTACTCTTCAGATGCTGCGGGTATTGGATTGTCAATGTCTAACATTAGAAGTAAAGAAAGTAGAATTAACTCATCAGGTGGATTCGCTGGTGGTTTATTAAAGTACTTAAAGATTGTTAACGAATCACTAAGGTTCTTTAACCAACAAGGTAGAAGACCTGGTAGTGCTGCGATTTATCTTGAACCATGGCACAAAGATATCATGGACTTACTTGAAATTAAAAAGAATACAGGTGCTGAAGAGTTAAGAGCAAGAGATTTATTTACGGCTCTATGGATACCTGATAACTTTATGAAAGCAGTTAAAGAAAGTGGTGATTGGTATCTATTCTGTCCTAACGACATCTTGAAAGCAGGTATTAAACCACTTCAAGAATGTTACGGTGATGAGTACGAATCAAATTACAACAAAGCAGTTGAAATGGGTCTTGGTAAGAAAATCAAAGCCCAAGATGTTTGGACTAAAATTGTTGAATCACAAATTGAATCGGGGGTTCCTTATTTATGTTCTAAAGATAATGCGAATAAGAAAACTAACCATCAAAACATTGGGGTGATTAAACAATCAAACCTATGTAATGAGATTTATCAATACACAGACGAAGAAACTACTGCAATTTGTACGTTGTCTTCGATGGTATTAAAGAACTTCATTAAAGACGGTAAATTTGATTACAAATTGTTAATTGATGAAACGAGGAAAGTTGTTAGAGCATTGAATAATGTTGTAGATAAAAACAGTTATTCGACCGAAAAAGGTTTAAAAGGTGGTCTTGAACAAAGAGCAATTGCAATTGGAACCCAAGGTCTTGCAGATGTGTTCTATTTGATGGATTATATCTTCACATCTGAAGAAGCGAGAACATTAAACAAAAACATTTTTGAATCAATCTACTATGCGGCTATTACTGAAAGTATGGAGTTGTGTAAATCAGGAGGTAGAAAACCATACAAACATTTCAAGGGGTCACCAATGTCAAAAGGTATTTTCCAATTTGATATGTGGGGACTAAACGAATCTGATTTATTTTTGGATTGGAATTCATTGAAAGAAGATGTTAAACAATATGGTGTTTGCAATTCATTATTTACCGCTCAGATGCCTGTTGCATCTTCAGCTAAGATTACAGGTTCATTTGAAATGACAGAACCAGCTCACTCTGCGTTATTTAATAGAAGAGTTGTTGGTGGTGAAATTATGATTGTTAACAAATATCTAATTAATGACTTTGAGAAACTTGGTATTTGGAGTGAAGACCTAAAGAATGAAATCATTATGAATGAGGGTTCAATTCAAAATATTAATTTTAACAATCATCTTGATACTGAAGATAAAAACTATACTAAGAAAGTTAAAAGAACTGAACACTTGATTAGTAAGTACAAAACAATTTGGGAGATATCACAAAGAGAACTTATTGATATGGCGGCAGAGAGAGCACCATTTATTGACCAATCACAATCAATGAATATCTATATGGCTAACCCAACATTGTCAAAAATTACTTCATCACATTTCCATTCATGGGAAAAAGGTCTGAAGACGTTATGTTACTATGTTAGAACTAAAGCAATTTCAACTGGAGCTAAACACTTAGCTGTTGATGTTTCTAAAATATCTCAACCTAAAGTTAAGACTGAAACACCAAAACCTGAAATCATAGAATTAAAAAACAAACCTGAAGATAGTCCATTTGAATGTTTTGGATGTTCGGCTTAAAACAGTAATAAAAATCCCAGCATAAGTTGGGATTTTGTTTTTTAATCTATTTATAGAAAAAACCAACACATTATATTTATAGTTATGGCTAATGGTGTTACATATGGTATAAATTTTCCCTTCAGAGATTCACGAAGAGGTGACTATTTGGAGTTAACTGAATTTCAGGCTCAAGAAATTAAGGCGGCTTTGATACATTTGTTATTGACCAGAAAGGGTTCAAGATACTTTTTACCAGAATTTGGTACTAGATTATATGAATTTTTATTTGAACCATTTGACGGATTAACATTTAATGCAATTGAATCTGACATTAGGGACGCGATTGAAAACTTTATGCCAAATCTATTGGTGAATAGTTTGAGTATTACTCCTGCTGACCCACAAGAAGAAGCGGATATTGCAACAGGACAAAACTTTATTGGAACCAGCGAATCATCAATATATAGATTTCCTGGTAAGGGGACTTCAGAATACACAGCAAAAATAAGAATAGATTACTCAACTAACGGGGCTACATTTGGTCAGAGTGATTTTGTAATTATCAATATTTAAATAAGATGGCAAATAACAGAATATCATATACTAGTAGAGATTATCAGTCAATAAGAACGGAACTCTTAAATTACGCAAGAACTTACTATCCTGATTTAATTCAAGATTTTAATGATGCATCAGTGTTTACTGTCTTCCTTGATTTAAATGCTGCGGTTGCGGATAACTTACATTATAATATTGATAGAAGTATTCAAGAAACCGTTTTACAATATGCTCAACAAAGGTCTTCAATTTACAACATTGCAAGAACATATGGGTTAAAATTGCCAGGTCAAAGACCATCAGTATCGTTAGTTGATTTTTCAATTACGGTTCCTGCCTTTGGTGACAAAGAAGATGAAAGATATCTTGGAACTCTATCAAGAGGTTCTCAAGTTACAGGAGCTGGTATTGTATTTGAAAATGTTTATGATATTGATTTTGCATCACCATATAACGCTCAAGGATTTCCAAATAGATTAAAAATTCCAAACTTTAATGCAAATAACATATTAATTAACTATACAATTACAAAAAGAGAACTTGTTGTTAATGGTATTACAAAAGTGTTTAAAAAAGTAATCGGAGCTAATGATGTTAAACCATTCTTTGAATTATTTTTACCTGAAAAAAATGTATTAGGTGTTACAAGTGTATTATTAAAAAATGGTACTAGCTATACTAACATACCAACAACCGCAGAATTCTTAGGTTTGTCTGACCAACCTGGTATTAAAGTTGGTAGGTACATTCAAACACAAGATAGATTTATTACTGAATATACACCCGAAGGATTCAAAAAGATGACGTTCGGGGGAGGTACAAATACCGCTCAAGACCAATTAAATCAATTTACAACATTAGGGGCAACATTAGATTTACAAAGATATAGTAATAACCTTTCGTTAGGTGCAACACTAACACCAAATTCAACTTTGTTTGTTCAATATAGAGTTGGTGGAGGTTTGGCAACAAACTTAGGTACAAATGTAATTAATTCTATTGGTACCGTATCATTCTTTGTTAATGGTCCTTCTGAAACCACAAACTCATCAGTGGTTAATTCATTGAGGTGTGTTAACGTAACCGCGGCTGTTGGAGGAGCGGGTATACCATCACTTGAAGAGATTCGAAACTATGTTTCATTTAACTTTGCAGCACAAAAAAGAGCGGTAACAGTTCAAGACTATGAATCATTAATTAGAAACATGCCAGCCCAATTTGGGGCACCTGCAAAAGTATCTATTACTGAAAATGACAATAAGATATTGATTCAAATATTATCATACGATACTTCAGGTAAATTAACCAATATTGTTTCAAACACATTAAGACAAAACATTGCCAATTATTTATCAAACTACAGGATGATGAATGATTATATTTCTATCTTTAGCGCTGAAGTAATTGATTTAAGTATGGATATTTCAATTGTTTTAGATTCCGCACAAAATTCAGGTCAAGTAATTTCAAGTGTCGTTGATAAACTATCGGCGTATTTTAATCCTCAAACAAGACAATTAGGACAAAATGTTTATTTATCTGAAGTTAGGAGTTTAATTCAAAATACTAATGGAGTATTGACAGTTGCTAATATTGATGTTTTCAATGAAGTTGGAGGGCAATATTCTTCAGCTGAAACTTCTATGGTTTATGCAAACGAAGAAACAAAATTAATATTACCAGTTGACGACACAATATTTGCACAACCATCACAGGTTTATCAAATCAGATACCCAAATAGAGACATTAGAGTTTCAGTTAAAAATTTCCAATCTGTAACTTTTTCATAACAAGTTTATTTTCTTTTTGTTTAGTTTATTATTTAGTAGTGTGGATACCTTTAAAAATTCCACATAAACTATTTATAAATTAAAGTAACTTAATGGGTCAATCATATAGAATAAGAACGGAGTTAGGAATTAATAAAACAATTAACATTCAACTTGACCAAGAGTTTGAATTTTTAGAAATTTTATCTTTAAAACTCCAACAAGAAGATATCTACACAAAAAGTTGTGCGGAATATGGTGTTGTTGTTGGTAGAGTAACTGCGAATAACGGATTTGGATTACCAAATGCTCGAGTTTCAATTTTTATACCTATTGAAACTGTAGACGAATCAAATCCAATAATTTCTAGTATATATCCTTATAAGTCACCAAGTGACAAGAATGAAGATGGTTATAGATATAACTTACTTCCATATGAACAATCATATTCAGTACATGCCGCCACAGGTACATTACCAACAAGATTAGATGTTTTAACAGGTAGTACCGCAATTGAAATATACGACAAATATTATAAATTTACGGTAAAAACAAACGAGAGTGGAGATTACATGATAATGGGGGTACCTCAAGGTAACCGTACATTAGTTATGGATGTCGATTTATCGGACATAGGTGAATTTTCATTAACACCACAAGATTTAATACGAATGGGACTTGCTAGTGAGGCTCAAGTTGCGGGTAATAGATTTAGAACATCAACGGACTTAACTTCTTTACCTCAAATTATTAATCTAGTTAAAGATGTTGAAGTATCACCACTTTGGGGAGACCCTGAATTGTGTGATATTGCGGTTAACAGAGTTGACTTTGATTTAAGAGACGAAGCAAATATTGATATTCAACCTACATCGACATTTATGGGGTCAATCTATTCGACCGCGGACAACTTTAGGATAAAAAAGAATGCTAAACCTCGTGATAATATGGGTAATTTGTGTTCATTAACTTCAGGACCTGGTCAAATTATCACAATAAGACAAACAATTTTTCAAGATTCTGAAGGTAATCCTACTTTAGAAACTTATCAACTAGAACAGTCTGGAAATATTATTGATGGTAACGGTGTTTGGTTGACTGAATTACCAATGAACTTAGATTATTACATTACAAATGAGTTTGGTGAAAAAGTTTTATCAAACGACCCAACTTTAGGTATACCAACCAAAGCCAAATATAGATTTAAAGTTAAATGGCAACAACCAGCAACACTAACTGAACAAGTAAGAAGACCATACTATTTGGTACCTAATGTTAAAGAATATGGTTGGAGTGGCTCGGACTCAGACCCATCTCCAACAAAATATATACCACTTACCGACAATCAAAAAAAACAACAAAGTTCTTATTATTTTGGTCTTGCATGGAGTGGATACACTAACGGTTTTATAACACCAACTGAAAGATTAAATAGATTAAATGAAATTATTGATTGTGAAGACACTTTTTATGAATTTCAATATAATAGAGTTTATACGGTATCAGGATTAATTGATGAATTTAAAAACGGAGGTAGAGGTAGATTTATAGGTATAAAAGAAATTGATAGTCAAGAATGTGATAGTAATGTAAAT